TCAAATCCCGCCTCCGACACCAGACGAACAAAGTGTGAACCCTTCCGAGGGTTCACACTTTTTTTGTGCCGCGAGCGTGACGCGAATCTCTTCCAAATCGCCAACTTCGTCACGGAAGTTGAATACGATCAGGGCGCAATCCGCGAACAGATACACTTTGTTGACCACGTTGCCAAAGACGAAATCCTCGTCCGAGCGATCGAAGCCGTGCGTCATGAACGACACGATATCGTCCTCCGTGACCTCGCATAGCTGGCTTGCGAGGATTCCGAGGCGGTTGTGAAGGTTCTTCAGCTGCAGCTTGATCTGCTCGTTACGCTCAACCATCTCGTCTGTGACGAAGCCATTCATAGCTGCCTTGGTCAGATTGTGCTGCTCGCGTTCTAAAGCTGCGATCTGTTGGTTTGCTGCCTCGATCTCCGCCTGTTCCTCTCCAGGCTCCGTGTATGCTTCGACAATGCGGCGGGCGACCATGCGCATCTTCTCCTCGTTCGAGCATATGTCGAGTACTGCGTCTGCTATGGAGTCCTCAACAAGCTCGCGCCGCACCCACGAGCGGCTGCATCCGCCGTTTGCCTTGCAGGCATAGTAATAATAGCGACGACCGCTCTTGCCGGTTCCGCCGCAGCCGTGCATGGGCTGGCCGCAGGAGCCGCAGTAGAGCTTTCCAGTCAGTCTGTAGTCCTCCCACGATTCATCGGCTCGGCGCTTCTTGGGAACGACGGCCTGCGAGCGCGAGAAGGTCAGCTCGTCTATGATCTGTGGCATGCCGTCCTCGACTTCAATGCCTCCCCATGAGTATAGCCCCGTGTATGCTCTGCGGTTGAGGATGCGGTATGCCCAGTTGTAATCGACAGGTGTTCCCTTCGATGTAGTCCAGCCGCGTTCTGCCATGGTGCGGGCGATGGAGTTGACGTTCTCTCCTCTAATATGCAACGCGAACATCTCGCGGACGCATGCCGCCTCGCCCTCGTTGATGACGTACCTGCGCGTCTCTGGGTCGGTATCGTATCCGAACAGCTTGTATCCGTTGTTCCTGGCCTTGAAGGCGTTTCCCTCCATCCCTCGTCTCACCTTGCGTGCCAGATCGGCCACGTAGTATTCGGACAGTATTTCAAGCAAGCCTTCCTGTAATCCGCCCTCGGGCGTATCTTCCACCTTCTCCATGGCTGAAATGACTCTGACTCCGCATTCGCGCAGTGCTTTCTTGTAAGTTGCCGAATCGTATCGGTCGCGGGAAAACCTATCGAACATGTAGACGACCACGTAATCAGATTCTGGGGCGTTCGCTATCATCTTGCGAAACTCCGGTCGTTGGTCGGTTTTTCCAGAAAGCGCGTAATCGGTGTACTGCCTCAAAATCTCAATGTCCTTGGCATTGCAGAAGTCTCGGCACACGCGTATCTGGTCGTCTATGGACGCCTCGCGCTGCTTGTCGGATGAATAGCGGGCGTAGAGTACGGCTGTTTTCTGTGTCATAATTGGGACCTCTCCTTTTTTTTGGGGGGGTACAGCCCCGGCGATGTGTCTTGGCGGACGCGCCGGGGCGCTTCTTTCTGTAGCTCTTATTTTTGCATTAAACGATCTCCTTGCCTTTTCTTGAGGACCACTGTGTTGGTCCTCAATTGCTGCTCCAGATAGTACGCGAATATATCTCCGTATTACGTTTCACACTTATCCTGATGTCCGGTCATGATATTCATTAAGTTCTTGTCCGTTTCATGATTTCGGAAACGTTTGAGCAAATCCACCTGCTGCGGTCATAAGTGCTCGCTGACCATCAGGACTCATTTGCCGGTAGTAATCAATAAGTTGTTTTTCTTCGTCTGAGTACTCACTTGACTCTCCATAGAAGTCTGCAACATCGACGGAGAAGAAGCGACAAAGAGCGATAAGGGTGTCAGCGTCTGGTTGTCCTCGCCCAACCTCCCATGCACTTACGGTTTTGCCGCTTTTCCCAACTGCTGCGCCAACTTCATCAACGCTATATCCCTGTTCAGTGCGAAATCGTTTGATGGCTTGAGCGATGCGTTTTCTTATTATGTCCATGTAACCTCCTCGTCGTTGTAGTTGATTATAGGAGAAGCATAGCGAAAAAGCTACATTTTGTAGGGTAAATATCATTAATTGGGCTTGGATTCCTATATTTTTACGGTATAGTAAGCGAGAAGCCTACAAAACATAGGAAGGAGCAAAGATGAAAGCTTATGAAGTGATCGATGCGAAAGTTCAGGAAAGGGGAATTACCAACGCAGAGCTTTCTCGCCGCACTGGTATTGATTCCGAACTCCTGCGCCGCAGCCTCATTGGTGCTCGCAAGATTGCGGCAGATGAATTCATTGTCCTTTGCCGCGAGCTCGAATTAAACATCAACAGCTTTAATTCCGTTGGGTCTGCTCCTGCGGTGTGATTGAGATTTTGAAGAAAGGAAGTGGGGCATCGAATGAGTGCCGAAAAACAACATGCGGCCTTTTGCCAACGGCAGTTCGCACTCGACCTGTTCTGGCGCATACGTCTTTGGAAGTGGCTTGGAAAGCCGACTAAGAGGTAGCCGTGCGCTGGACAACTAGTGAAATACGTTACCTCGAAGAGCACGCTCACGAAGGGGCGCGGGCGATAGCCGAAGCCCTCAATCGCTCCGTTGAATCAGTGCAGTGGCAGGCCAGCCAATACAGGATTTCTCTCCGCGTTAAGTGGCATTGCCCCAAATGCGGGCATTGGGTGCGCAAGCCCTTGAATAGCCGCACCGGATGGTGCGCGGTATGCACCAAGTCGGAGCGCCGGCATCAGCTGGAGCAGGAGGTACGTGATCTTGAAGAGGAGGTGAAGCGAGAGCAGGAAGAAAACCGCAAGCGACAGGCGCTTTACTCGCGCAAGAACCGTTTGAAGCAGAAAAAAGCCTCAAGCAAACCACAAGTCGTTCAAGAAAGGGGAAATACGTGAAACGCTGCAAAAAAGAAGCGGGCGCTTACACCGACCAAAGTATCCGCGCCCGAACGCAGGCCCGAACCTGCATCGCAATGATACCACCGAGAGAGGTCGAACATCTAGCCCTCACCATGCCGCCCATGAACGCGGAGCATGCGTTTTGGATTCGCAAGGTGGACCGTGCCGTGCTGCGCGAGGTTCGCCGCCGAAGCGAGCGGCGTCGCGAGAGGGCCGTTGACGCGGCAATTGGCTTGGCGACGGCGGCTTCCGCGGCGTTTCTCCTCTACGCCGCCATGCTCTTCGCGTGCCTGTAGGAGGCTTCCATGGGATACGGCGAAGAATACGGCTCGAAGAAGAGGGGCGTTCAGGGCCAGATCCGCGGCATCGGCCTCGAAGGAGAGAAGGACGTGAAGGAGGCCCAGGCCTGGATCGACGCCAACGGGCACGCCTACAGGTTCATGGTCCGAAACGCCCGCAGGCTGCACCGCAAGGGCTACGTGTCGGCAAACTACCTCGTGAACATGGTCCGCAACGAGCTTCACGTGAAGGTAAAGAACGGCTGGTCGCCCGCGCTGGCTCGGATCATGGAGAACGACTTTCCCGACCTGAAAGGGGCGTTCCGCATGTACAAGAGCCAGAGCGACGGGTTCGTGTGATGTGGCAGGCCAGGCACGCAGGCAGCGCCAAGTGCGACATAGCGCTCGACAAGATTCCCACGAAGCAGCGCCCGCGCTGGAACGGCGGCAAGCGGCCCTACACGCCCAGGGGCACCGCGAATGCCGAGAAGGCGATCAGGAGCGCGTGGCTCGAGCAGGTGGGGCACCGCTGGACGGGCCACGAGGGGGAAGTGCGCGTGACGATTCTCGTCGAGCGCCCTCTTTGCAAGAGCAATCCGAAGTACTGGGCCGGCAGGGCCGACGTTGCGGCGCCGGACCTGGACAACATCGCAAAGCTCTGCTGCGACGCGTTGAACGGCGTTGCCTACGCGGACGACAGGCAGGCGACGCGGCTCCACGTCGCCAGGCTTCCCCGCGCCCCGTTCCGCAGGCACTGCCGCATCCGCATCCGCATCGACTACTACGAGGAAACCTACGTCAAGGAGAAAAGACGATGAAACAGGAAATCAAGGCCAGCTTCAAGCAGGCCACCATCAAGGCGGGGACCGCCACCCTGCAATTCGAAGTGCTGCCAAGCGCAGAAGGATTCACCGAGGTGATGAAGATGACGGGCGGCGTCGTGATGCTGACCGTCGAGACCGAGCAGCAGGAGCTGCCGCTTGATTGCGACAAGCCGGCAGAAGGCCAGACCACCATCAACAACTACTTCGTGAGCGCCGACACGGGAGAGGTCGCTGATTGCGAGGAAGCCATCGAGGCGGAGATAGTTGACTTCGGCCTTGCGCTGCCTGAAGGGAGCGAGACCGATGATTAAGGCAACTGCCAAAAAGCAAGACAAAGCGTTCGATCCCAGCGTTTTTGGCTTCGACGCCAGCTGTACGAACGGGAAGGCGCTGATTTTCTCGTCGGTTGCCACGCAAGGCGGTGGGGAATAGTGAAGATCACCAACGCATTGAACCTCCCGCAGCCATTCGTCGACGCTGCGACGGGCGACCACAGGCACGTCGACAAGCGCTACGGCGCAACGGCCATCCTGAATGGCACTCGCGAGGCGATCTTGCAGCGCAGGCACGACGACGAGATCACCGGCGACGTGGCCGACATGGTATGGGCCATCTTCGGAACCGCCGTCCACGGCATCCTGGAACAGGGCAGCGAGTCCTCAAGCCAAATCAAGGAGAACAAGCTTGTGGTCGACCTCCCCAACGGCTACCAGCTTTCAGGCGTGTTCGATTTGTACGACGACGCGACAGGGACCGTAACGGACTACAAGACCGCCTCCGTGTGGAAGATCAAGTTCGGATGCCGGGAGGACTGGAAGCCGAAGGCGGGAACGGGCCAGTTCGACGATTGGCGCAAACAGACGCTCATATACTGCTGGATGCTTCGTCAGATCGGCTTCGACGCCCGCCGCGGCGAAATCGTGGCCCTTCTGAAAGACCACAGCAAGACGAAGGCCAAATTCAACAAACATCCGCCTCTGCCCGTGTGGCAGATAGGCTGGGACTTCGCCGCAGAGGACTTCGCGGCGATAGAGGCCTGGATCATGGAGAAGTTCGAGGAGATAGATCGCTGCGAGCAGCTGCCTGACGAAGAGCTTCCCCTTTGCACCGAGGCGGAGCGTTGGGCGCGTGCCGGAAAGTACGCGGTGATGAAGCCCGGCCGCAAATCCGCAATCAGGCTCTACGACAGCGAAGAGGACGCGCAGGCGCGTGCGGAGCGCGAAGGGAAGGGCTGCTACGTGCAGCACCGGCCCGGCATCGACCCCAAGTGCATGGACTACTGCTCGGCCTGCGAGTTCTGCACCTACTGGCAACAGGCATACGGCAAGGAGGCGTGACCATGGCAGAGCAGGTCTTCAAGAAGGAAGTCGACGGCTATTACGGAGGCGACTACAGAAACGATTTCTTCGGCGAATCGGAAATCATGGTGCATGTCACGCTTCGCGAATACCGCGACCTGGTCATCGACAAGGCGAGGCATGCCGAGGCGATCCGCCTGAAAGACGAGGAAATCCGCAAGGCCAACGGCGAGCGAGACGCGGCAAAGCAGCAGCTTCAAGGAATCCTTGAAAAGCTGGGCATCGAGAACGAAGGGGCGGAGTCATGAGCGATTGCGCAGAGCGCCTCAACGAACCAAACGACGACATGGCTGAGAAGCGCGAGCTTCTGCGAAAGCCCTTCTCGCATGATGAAATCGAGAAGCTTCCGCGCTACACGGGCCAGAAGGTGGACGGGAGGATTCCCGCCGACGCGTACGGGTACTGCAAGGAGTGCGGCAAGCGCCACGCCCTGCCCGCCGTCCATCTCGACTACGTGGGGCACGCCGGCATCACAGACCGCCTGAACGACGCAGACCCGGAGTGGAACTGGGAGCCTTTGGCGTACGACGCCTGCGGCCTGCCGATGTACGACAGCAACGGCGGGCTTTGGATAAGGCTCACGGTGCTCGGCGTCACGCGCTTCGGCTACGGCGACGCCCAGGGCAAGGTGGGGGCGAACGCGGTGAAGGAGACCATAGGAGACGCCATCCGCAACGCTGCAATGCGCTTCGGCGTCGCCACCTACCTTTGGAGCAAGTCCGAGAAGGCCGACAACCTGCGCGAGCACGCCGAGCCCGAGGAAGGCCGTGAAAGCCGGTCCAAGCCCCGGAACCGGCGCGACGGGGCAAGCGCCCGGCAACAGGTCGAAGCGCCCGCTGCGGCCAAGCAGAAGGCCTCAGCGGGGCGCAAGGAAGCGTTCGCGCACATAGCCAGGCTCAAGATGCGGGCAATCGAGGGCGGCGTGAAGGAAGACGGCGTCAACTCCTGGTTCGAGGCAAAGTTCGGCAAGGTCGGGATGAACCGCCTAAACGACGCGCAGTTGGAGGAAGTCGCCGAATACCTCGAAGGCATCGTGCGCGACGCCCAGCGTCTCGGGCAAGCGGGCGGCGGGCAAGCGGCGGAGCGCGGCGCGGGCGAAACAGAAGCAGACGGGGGTGCGAAGTGAGCATCAACAAAGCGTGCATAAGCGGCAACCTCGGGCGCGACCCGGAGCTTAGGGCTTCCGCGTCCGGAACGGCGGTCTGCCAGTTCAGCGTATGCGTGAGCGACCGCAGGAAGAACCGGCAGGGCGAGTGGGAAGACGTTCCGAACTGGGTGGACGTCGCGTTCTTCGGCAGCCGCGCCGAGAGCATCCACAAGCACCTTGCCAAGGGCTCGCTGGTGTTCGTCTCCGGCAGGCTCCATCAGAGCACCTGGGAAGCCAGGGACGGCCAGAGGCGCAGCAAGCTGGAGATCGTCGGCGACGACATCCATTTCGGAGGCGGCGGCAGCCAGGGCCGGCAACGGCCCGCGCGGCCAGAACCGCAGCCAGGCTTCGGCTGCCAGGATCAGCCGGGCTTCGACGCTTCAGCGGGAGCGTACGACGAGGAAATTCCGTTCTAAGGGGATTCGATGGGCAGATCGTTCACATGGTTCCCAAAGCTCACGAGAACGGTCGAGCGGGTGCCGGAGGGGCAGCGAGGCGTGCTCCTCTGGGCGCTCGCCCTCTACGGGACGGACGGCGTGGAGCCGGAGCTGGAGTACCCGTTGGACATGGCGTTCGAGGCGCTTAGGGACGATATAGACAACAGCTTGCGCAACCGCTTAGGGAACAAAGGGGGAAGGCCTAGGAAAACGAAGGATTCAGGAGAAGAAACGGAGGTTCCAAAACCAGAAAACCCGGGTTTTGAGGAAGGAAACCGCCGTTCCGAAGCGCAGGAACCCAAACCAGACCAGACCATGCCAAACCAATCCAATACAGACCAGACTACTGGGGAGGTTCGCGCCATCGTCGCATACCTCAACTCCCAATCCGGTAAGCACTTCAGGGCCTCGGCGGCGTCGACGGCCAAGCCGATCAAGGCGCGGCTTGCCGAAGGATACTCCGTGGAGGACTTCAAGCGCGTGATCGACGTGATGTGCGCGGAGTGGCTCGGCGTCACGGCCAAGGACGGGCGCGACATGACGCAGTACCTGTGCCCGGAGACCCTTTTCGGCGGCAAGTTCGAGCGCTACCTGAACTCGCGCGGCAAGTCGGAAGGAGGCGGGCAGGATGTTTTTTCCCAGTACGCATGAGTGCCCGCATTGCGGCGCCGAGCTCAGGCTGCGCACCCTGGAGTTCAAAGACAGGCCGGTCTTTGCCGGCTGCGAGCCGTGCTCGTGCGACGGCGCTGCGAAGGAGCGCATGGAGGCGGAAAGGGCCGAGGCCGAGCGCGGGCGGCGCGATGCCGAGCTTGCAAGGCGCAGGGCGTACGAGAAGGCGGGCATAGCGCCGCGGTTCGAGGCGGCGAGCCACGCCATGGCGGCGGAATGCGCCGACTGCGTCCGCGACGGCGCGAACCTCTACGTCTGCGGAGGCGTGGGGACCGGCAAGACGACGCTTGCCGCGGCGGTCTCGCGCATCCTCGTCGACCAAGGCCTCAGCGTCAGGTTCACGGCAATGTGGAAGATCCTGGACGCGATGAAGAGGGGGTTCGACGAGGGGCGCAGCCCGCTTCCGGCCTACCAGAAGGCCGAAGTGCTCGTGCTGGACGACCTCGGCAAGGAAAGCCCGACCGACTTCGCGCTGGAGCGCATCTTCGCGCTGGTCGACGAGCGCTACGGCCGCCTTCTGCCAACCGTCGTCACGACCCAGTACTCGCGCCAGGACATCGGCAGGAGGCTCGCCAAGAACGGCGACAAGGACACGGCGCAGGCTATCGTGTCAAGGCTTTTGCAGGACTGCCGGACCGTCGAGCTTTGCGGCGGGGACAGGAGGCTTCGATGATCGAGCTTCACGGGCTGTCCTTCGAAAAGGCGATCCTCTACGGCCTGCCGCACATCGGGGCTCGCTATGCGCGAAGCGGCCAGAAGTGGGAGAGGAGCGGCGCGAGGAGGCACGAGCGGACGCAGGAATGGTGCGCCGTGTGCGGCAGGCCGTCCGAGAACTGCCACCACGTCGTTCCCGTGTCGAACGGAGCAGTGTTCGAGCTTTGCACGCCGAACGGGACTTTCCCTTTGCGCTCGCCCCTGTTCGCCGTGTGCGGCAGCGGCACCACGGGATGCCACAACGGCTTCCATGGCGGCGCATGGCTCAAGGCCAGATGGGTCTGGGACCTGCCAGAGCACAGGGAGGCCTGGTGCAGCGGGGAGCTTCTTTCGCGGTTCGCTCCGCACCACCCGGCCCTGTACTGCTACGGGCGATGGGAGATCGAGAACAGAAAGACCGGGCTCGTCGTGGCCCATCGAGAAAGGTATTGAAATGAGGATGAGCAAATACGACCTGATCACCGAGATCGCCATGCTTTGCGACGAGAAGGACGCCTGCAGGCGCGAGCTGGATGAGCTGCGGCGCGGAATCGAAGCCTGCGCGGCTGAAAGCGACGGCAAGGGGTTCAACGCGACCGACCTCATGTGCCTGAACGCAGGACGCAGGAAGATCTTCGAAGACTGCACCTACCCCTGGAACGGAGTGGAGGCCTGGCGCGACGAGGACACGGGCGAAGTCAAGTTCACCAGCTTCGAGAAGTTCCGCGAGAGCCGCTATGGCCGCTGCCCCGATTCAATGAGCAAGCGCGACTTCTTCGAGTACTTCGACGGCGACTTCCGCGCCGAGTACGAGGAGAGCAAGGCGCACGCCGTCGAGAGCCTCAAGGAGGGCGAAGATGAGCTTCGGGCTTCATGACAAGGATTGGGTGGACCAGGACGAGGCGGAGCCTGCAAAGTGCGGCGAATGCGAGTTCTGGGCCGAGTGCCCCTGCGGCTGCGGCTGGGGATGGTGCACCGACTCGCGCTGCGACTTCACGAAGGAGGACGAGCCGTGCGTCTAGCCCTCCAAGGGTGCCTGCGCATGCTGGCGGCCGCCGCGTGCGCCGCGGTCGCCTTCTTCGGCTTCAGGGCGTTCGCCTGCTGGGCCATATTAAAAAAGCGTCTTGAAAAGCATAAACAAGTTATCGTTTAAGTATTGCTATAAAGCAATAACTAGTTTATACTAAAGCTGCGGACGAAAGGAGGCGGGCATGCAGCCACCGACGGTCCGAGAGGTCGCCAGGATGCTTCAGGCGGAGGGCTGGGAGCTGGACCGAACCAGAGGAGACCACCGACAGTACAGGAAAGGAGGAAGGGTGGTCACCGTAGCCGGGAAGCCCGGCGAGCACCTTGACCGGGGCACGTGGGCGGCGGTGAAGAGGTCGGTCGGCTGGTGACCGAGGAGGGGGCGGGGGCAGACAGGCTCCCGCCCGGCATCCGACCCGAAGCGCACGGCTTGGCGGCATCGCTTCGGGGCGAACGAGAGGATTCTACCACGGAGGGCTGCCGCAGCGAGGCCGACGGACGGGCGGAGAGGCCCAACGAGGAAGTGAGACGGGAGGAGCCATGACTTACACGTACGAGGGGGTTATCGAGCAGGTGGACGGCGACTGGCTGGTAACCTTCCCCCAGTTCGACGGGACGTTCGGAGGGGGCAGGAGCATCCGCAAGGCGTGCGAGAACGCGGCGGAGGCCCTGCGCCTGCGGATCGCCGGCATGGTCGACGACGGAGAGCCGCTTCCGCGGGCCAGATTCAGCAGGCCGCCGCAGGCGGTGTTCTCGGTGGACGTCGACGAGCGCTACATCCAGGCGACCAAGACGGTGAGCGCGAAGGAGGCGGCGGAGATCCTGGGCATCAGCAAGGGCAGGGTGAGCACGCTCGTCAAGGAGGGCAAGCTCGACACCGTCCTGGTCGACGGCAGGAGCCGCGTCACCATCGCCAGCGTGAACGAGCGCAAGCGCAACCCGCCCGCCCCGCACCGCCCGAGGTCCGGGCAGTGAGCCGCACGCGCTCGTTCTGCCCGCACTGCGGATGCGTCGTGCCGGCGGGACAGAGGTGCCGCTGCCGCCCAAGGCCCAAGCGCAAGCCGACCAAGGGAGACCTTGCCCGCGGGCAGAGGGAGCCTTGGCGAAGCGAGTACTCGAGGTCCGAGTACCAGAGGGCGAGGCAGGAGGCGATAGATCGAACGAAGGGGCGCTGCTCGGACTGCGGGACGGTCTGCGCTCGGCTGGACGGCGGCAGGTGGCGCACCGCAGGCATGGGCGGCGAGGTTGACCACGCCAGGGCGCTGCGCGAAGGCGGCACGAACGACCCCGGCAACCTTGAGCTTCGCTGCAAGAGCTGCCACGCCAAGGCCGACGCGGCAAGGAGGGCTCGTCGCCGCTGAACGCCTTCAGAAGCGCATATCGCCTGGCAGATGTCGATTAGCCTAACGTTAGGCTAACGTTAGACCCTAATATAATAGAAAGTAAAGTAAAGCAAGGGAACGGGAATGCAACCGAAACCCGAATCCAAGAGGAAAAGCAAAGCAACGGAAACGCAACCGGAACCCGAATCCAAGAGAAAAAGAAAGAGAAAGAGAAAGACAACTGCAACCTCGAAAACGCGCAGAACTCCGCGCCTTGCCGCCAGCGTCAGAGCCTCTGCGCCGCACAGGCGTCTCCGGCGGAGCCCCCCCATACCCCTCCGAAAATCCAGGGGAAATCCTACCTACCCCGCGCCCCCTATTTATTTTCCGCCGCTGCGAAATTGGGAGTCCGGGGGTGAGCCTGCATCCGAGCGGATTCCGAGCCGCTAAAGTCTCACGCCGCGCCTAGCCTTTCACGAGGCGAAAGGAGCGGCGCGATGAAACCGATGCCAGAGCTTGAAATACGAGAGCTTCCCGTTGCGGAGCTCGTCCCGTATGCCAACAACGCAAAGAAGCACCCTGAGAAGCAGGTGGCGGAGATCGCTGCCAGCATAGCTGAGTTCGGGAACTGCGACCCGATAGGCGTTTGGCGCAACGGGCAGGGGCGGGCCGAGATCGTCGAAGGCCACGGGCGCGTATTGGCGTTGAAGAAGCTGGGCGTCGAAACGGCGCCGGTCATATTCCTGGACCATCTGAGCGACGAGCAGCGGAGGGCCTACGCCCACGTCCACAACCAGACCACGCTTTCAAGCGGCTTCGACTACGACGCGCTCGTGGCGGACATGGACAACTTGAACATGGACTGGGAGAACTTCGGCTTCGAAGACTACCTTTACGACCCAGACGAGGCGGCCGGCGTTGCAGACGAGGAGGTTCCGGAGACGATCGAATGCCGCTGCAGGCCCGGCGAGGTGTGGACGCTCGGAGCGCACCGCGTCATGTGCGGAAGCGCGACTGACGAATCGGACATGAGGAGACTTGCGGGGGGGGGGGGGTAGTTCAATTGCTGCTCACTGACCCGCCTTACGGCGTTTCGTACGTCGGCAAGACCAAGGACGCTCTGACGATCGAGAACGATTCAAAGGGCGATTCAGAGCTGCTCGACTTCCTCGTCGACGCGTTCTGCAACGCCAAGTCTTTCATGGGCGACGGGGCGGCCTTCTACGTGTTTCATGCGGACAGCAAGGGGCATGTGTTCCGCAACGCGCTCGACGCGGCCGGCCTTGCCGTGCGCGAATGCCTCGTGTGGGTCAAGAACAGCCTTGTGCTCGGCAGGCAGGACTACCAGTGGAGGCACGAGCCGTGCCTTTACGGCTGGAAGGACGGGGCGCACAAGTGGTACTCCGACCGCAAGCAGACCACGGTTCTCGAGTTCGACAGGCCGACGGCGAATCGGGAGCATCCGACCATGAAGCCCGTTCCTCTCCTGGCGTACCTCGTGTCGAACAGCACGAAGGCCGGCGACTCCGTGCTCGACGCGTTCGGCGGAAGCGGATCGACGCTCGTCGCCTGCGAGAAGCTCGGGCGCAGATGCCTCACGATGGAGGTCGACCCGCACTACTGCGACGTTATCATCCAGCGCTGGGAGGGCATGACCGGGCTGAAGGCGGTCAAGGAGAATGCCTGAGAGGGCGAACCGCGGCCATCCTGGCGAGCCTGCCTGCTCGATTGCGGGAGCATCGGACGATCTGCCCGCGCTGGGCCTTCGCCGCCGCCAGGTCCGTCCTTGCGATTCGCCGATTCCACGAGCGGAGGGAGCGAGAGCTTGATCAAGAACTGCGAGATATGCGGGCGCGAGTACGTTGCGCAGCGCTCAACGGCAAAATACTGCTCGAACAGGTGCAGGCTCATGGCGCAGCGCGGCGTTGCGTTCAATGGCGAGCTCGAAGCGCCGGACGTGCGCGTCAGCATGACGCAGGAGGAGGTGCTTTCGCTGGTAGGCCGCGCCCATGACGCCGCGAGCGACCTTTCAAGGGCGTCCATGCTGACGCCCGCGCCCCTGTGCCTATCGCTGAAGGCGGTCTCGCAGAAGCTTTCGGACGCTTTGAGGGCGGAGGGGCTGTGAGGGGCAGGAAGCCGCAGCAGGGCGCTGCCAGGCGCGGAGCGAGCGACTCCTACGCCATGTCGAGGCCCGAGGAGGTCAGGGGCGTTGCGATGCCGCCCGACGTCATGGCAGACCCGGTGCAGTCGGAGATCTGGGCGTGGGTGGCTCCGCCCGTGAACCGCTTCACGGAACAGGACGTGCCGAACCTCCGCCTGCTCGTCTACTGGCACGCCGTTGCCGCCCAGGCGCGGCAGGCCCTGCACTCGGACGACGGCACGGTTCGAATCTTCGACAAGATAGGCGTGAAGCCCTTCAAGACGGAGGACGGGCGGAGCATCCCGCTTGTGCGGAAGAACCCCGCGCTGCAGGTCATGAAGGAGGCGAGCGCCGAGATCAGGGCGCTCTCGGACATGCTCGGCCTTTCGCCCCTCGCGCGTTCGAGGATAGGCCTCATGGACGCCGCCACGGTCAAGACCGCCGCCGACACCGCCGCCATGTTCCGCTCCATCGACGCCGCCTACGAGCTTCCGGAGGTCGTGGTGGAAGATGCGGAGGACTGACACCGAATACGCGGCGGAGGGCCTGGCGATGGCTCGCGACTACGAGCGCTGCCTGTCGTCCATGTGCCGCCACGTGTCGAACGACCAGCACTACGGGCTTCCGTTCCTGCTCGAGCCCTTCCAGCGGGAGAACATGTGGAAGCCGATCTTCGCCTGCGGGCACATGGAAGGAGGGAGGTTCAAGCGGCGGTTCAGACGCGCCATATTCGGCCTTCCGTCCGGATACGGGAAGACGGAGTTCGCTGCGGCGCTGGTGATGACCGTCGCCACGATGGAGGTGGTCCACAACGGGCAGTACGGAGTCGTCGCGTCCTCCAAGGACCAGGTGCGCAACATATTCGAGAAGATCGCCACGATGATAAAGCTCAACGCCACGTTCAAGGAGCAGTGGGACGTCGGGAAGGACGTGATCACGCACCGGGAGACGGGCGCGAAGATCATGGTCCTGCCGAACAAGGCGGACGCCCTGGAATCGTGGCACTTCAACGTGCTCGTGTTCGACGAGCTCCACGTCTACCGCGACTCCAGGGTCTGGGATGCTGGGCTGAAAGGCCAGAAGGTGCTGTGGAACCCGATGGCGATCGGGATCACCACCGCAGGCGACTCCCGCGAAGGCTTCCTGTGGGACACGCTGGAGAAGGCGGGCGAAGACCCGGGCATGTACCTCTACTGGCTCGGCCTGGACGACTCGGACGACATGGCCGAAAAGGCGTCGTGGGACAAGCTCATGTGCGCCCCGTGGGTGACGTGGGAGTCGATCGAGGACCAGCGCGGAATGGCGACCTCGAAGCGCTCCTTCGAGCGCTACACGGCGAACCGCTTTCCAGCGGACCGCGACTCGTACTCCTGCTTCACGAGCAGGCAGCTGGACCGCTGCTGGCGCGGAAAGAACGACTTCGACTTCTCGAAGCCTTTCACGCTCGGCATAGACGGCGCGACCTCCGGCGACAGCTTCGCGATAGTGGCGTACCAGTCGCGCAAGAACGAGAACGGCAAGGCCTGCGGCCATGCCAGGGAGTGGGTGTTCGACGAGCCGGACGAGGAAACGGGGCACTACAACCTTTCTCAGATCATGGAGCTGATAGCGGGAATCTGCCAGCGGCACTGGCCGGAGGTGGTGGGGATCGACCCAAACCGCCTCATCGTGATGGATTCGCAGCTCCGCGACATCTACGGGATAGACACCGTCTCGTTCGCGCAGAACAACGCGACCATGTGCCAGGCGACGAGCCTGGTGACGCATCTCGTCAGGAGCGGCAAGCTCAGGCTGAAGGGATGCCCGAAGCTCAGGGAGCACCTTGGGAACGCCGTCGAGGAAGAGCGGGAGCCGTACGGCACGCGATTCGGCAAGGACTCGCGCAAATCAAAGATCGACGCCGCCATCGCGCTTGCGATCGCGGTGCTGGCCTACGAGAAGCTCGTGGACGGCAAGGAGGGCCACGTGCCCGTCTACTGATCTCACGCGCCCCGTAACGTCCGCTCATCGGACGAAAGGACAACGCTGTGGGATTGATGCAGAGGATCACCGACTGGCTGCTGACGCCTGCCATGCAGCCGCGAATGCTGGACGCGCCCGGCATGGCCGACGACGCGACGCGCCTGTTCGAGTACTCGAGCCTGTATTCCGTCGCCTACCTCGCCTGCGAGCAGACCAAGGCACGCTCGCTCGGATCGCTGCCCGTCTCCGTCTGCAGGAAGGACGGCGCGGGCCGCGAGAAGGTCGACCACCCGCTCTGCGACCTGCTCGCAGGGCGGGCGAACGACCTGATGACCGGTCGCGACCTGCGGCATTGGATATCGATCAGGCGCGACACCTTCGGCAACGCGTTCGTCTGGGTCGAATGGTCGCGCGGCAGGCCCGTCGCGCTGTGGCCCGTGACGTCGCACGTGCAGATCGACTTCGACAGGAGCGCTCCTGCGGGCCGAAGGGTGCGCTACATCGTGCCCAACGGAGACAGGTACGTGCCGTCCGGCGCGTACTTTCCCGGCGAGGTGGTCAACGTCCGCGCCTCCGTGACCAAGGACGGCGTCCACGGCCAGTCGATCGCCAAGCTCGCCGCGCACGACGTCGGCCTTTCGGTCGATTTGGAAAAGTTCTACTCGGCGATGCTTAACAACGGCAACCACCAGCTCGGCCACGTGGAGGTCCCGGAAGGCAGGATGAAGCCCGAGGACGTGGAGTCGCTCAAAAGGGCCGTGGAGGCCAAGCGCGGGATCGACGAGGCTGGCAAGTCGCCCATCTTCGGCTACGGAGCCAAGTGGGTGACGGACCAGCAGACGATGCGCGACGCCTCCCTGATCGAGCAGCAGGCCTGGGTCTTGCAGCAGGTGTGCCGCGCCTGCAACGTGCCGCCGTGGATGGTGTACGACAGCTCCGGCGGGAACGGCAAGTACGCGAACGCCGAAAGCTCCCGCGTCGACTACGTCACGAACACGATCATGCCTGACGCGTGCGGCCTGGAAACCGAATTGAACGCGATCCTGGAGGCGATGGGCGAAGGCGGCCTGTACGTGAAGTTCGACCTCAACGGCCTTATGCGCGGCGACAAGGCGTCCCAGGGGCGGTTCTACCGCGAGATGGTCTACATGGGAGCGATGACGCGGGCGGAGGTGCGCGAGAAGGAAGACCTGAACCCCATACCGGGCCTGGACAGGCCGCTGGTTCCCGTGAACTACGGAATCCTGGAGCCGAACGGCGAGGTGACCGTGCTGGCCTCGCGCGGCGAGCCGTCGGACGGCATGCAGGCTGGAACGACGGACTAGGAAAGGAAGAGCCATGTTCGAAATCAGAAACGAGGCCGAAGGGGTCGAGATCCTGCTTTACGACCTCATCGGCGAAAGCACGGACTATTGGACCGGCAAGACCAGCGGAATATCGGCCAAGGCGTTCAAGGCCGCGCTGGACGAGGCGTCGCCGAAGCCCGTCAGCCTGCGCATCGACAGCAGCGGCGGCGACGTGTTCGAGGCGTTCGCCATGTGCAGCGCGATACAGCGGTATCCGGGCAGGGTGACCGCACACGTCGACGGCCTTGCGGCTTCCGCCGCGTCATACGTAGCAGTCGTCTGCGACGACGTCGCGATGAACGACTACGCCTACATGATGATCCACTGCGCCAGCTCCTACGGGCGCGGCAACGCTCGCGAGCTCGAGGACGTCGCCGCCCGCCTGCGCAACATCGACGCGAACCTGGCCGCGATCTACCAGAAGCGCAGCAGCCTGAGCATCGAGCAGGTGCTTGACTATATGGCAGACGAGACGTGGTTCACGGCGTCCGACGCCATGGAGTGCGGCCTTTGCACCGAGGTCGTCGAAACCGAAGAGCGCATGGCCGCGTGTATCGACCCCGCCGTCGCGAACTCCTACAGGCACGTTCCCGAAGGCGTCGCGCTTCGCAGCGCACAGGAGGAATCTCACGCGCCCCGTACAGTTTCCGTCGAGGCAGTCAAGGAGGCTGCTTACGCGATTCTGGACGGAAGAATCTACTGGAAGGAAGGCCGGAATGAATAGCAAGCAGCTCTGGAACAGGCGCACCGCGCTTGTGGCGGCCATGAGCGAGGCCGCCGCTGCGGGAAGCATGGACGAGGCCCACCGCATAGAGGGCGAGGTCAGAGCGCTCGACGCCGTGATCGCCGAAGTGATCGAAGAGGAGGACGCCGCTCGAGCCGCGCACGCCTCCCATGCGGTCGCGTCCGAGAGCTCGACGCTCGGCGAGAGGCTTTTCGGCGCAAAGGCGGCGTTCGGCGGCATCCATCCCGGCTTCAAGGCGACCGCGCCCGTGAAGGACGCCGTGGGCGGCCTGCCAACGCCTCAGATCTACCGCCGAGACCTTCCCGGCCCCGTCGCGCCTCCGACAGGCTTTCTCGGGACGCTTCCGAAGGGGACCACGGACGGCGACGAGCACTTCTTCAAGACCCCCGTCCTCACCAACGCCGCTGCGGGATGGGCTTCGGGAAGCAAGCCCGAGTCCTCGCTTCAGTGGACGGAGGGCGTCGCCCACATCGAGACCATCGCCCACTGGATTCCGATCAAGAAGCAGATGGCCAACCGATACAGCCAGCTTGAGGGCATCGTGTCCAACTCGCTCATGCTCGGCCTCGACCTCAAGTGCAACGAGTACGCGCTTCGCGGCTCCAACTCATCCGGCATCGTCGGCGTCGCCAACACCAGCGGCATCCTCACGCACGCCGTGCGCGGCGCTTCCGCCGGCAAGAACCTCAAGGACGAGTTCCACGCGATGGCTCGCAAGGTGCGCGTCGCCTCCGGCATCGCCGCCGGCTACGTCTGCATCTCCCCGTACGCCATCGAAGAGCTTTCGCAGCTCAAGGACGGCGAGGGCCGCTACCTGTTCCCCGACATCTCAAACGGCGGCACCATCGCCGGCCTGCAGGTGGTGGAGGACGTGAACATGACGCACGCCGCCAAGGAAACCGCGCTCGTGTACTACGCCGGCGGCGCAACCTGGGACGTCGCAGACCCGCAGGAGGTCTCCGTCGGCCTCACCAACTCCCAGTTCATCCAGAACGAGTACACGATGCTCGCAGAGCTCACCGCCGCGCTGCGCGTGGACATGCCCGCCGCGTTCTGCTACTGCTCCGACCTCGGTCTGACGGCAGAGTAGGGGGAACGCGATGACCGGATCGTACACAAGCCCCAAGCGCGTCGAGCGCGACGGCGTCCTGGTCGCCTTCGAAGGAGAAGCCATGACCATGGACGAGGCCGTTTCGCGCGGCCTCGTCAAGGGCGAGAAGCCCAAGAAGGCGACCGCCAAGGGCAGGCCTGCAGAGGCGGCCGAGGCCGACGAGCCTGCAGAGGACGCAAAGGAGGCCTAGCGTGCTGACGGCGCCAGAAACCACCACGCGCGTCGCCAACTCCGAGGCGGTGTCCCTTTCGCTGGACGCGGATTCCGCTCTCTCCCAGGTCAGGCTCGTTCCCCGCTTCGGCGGGGAGCGGGTCTCGCCCCTTGTCGACGGCGCTTTCGACTTCCCGCACGTCGACGCGCCCGACAGCGTGAGGCTGGAATGGCTGGACGCGGAGGGAAGGAAGCTGTTCGCGTCGCACGTCGAAGTCGTGTCGACGCACTACTTCCGGCTTGCGGCGCTGCGCGGCTACGGCGACGGCCAGGACGACTTCGACCGCCTTTCCGACGAGGCGCTCTATTGGGCTCGGCAGGCCGCGACGGAGGTGTTCGAGGAGAACGCCCGCCGCGCCTTCGTGCGCCGCATCGGCAGGACGAAGGACTACGGCAGGGAAAGCCTGCTGTACCTGGACCACAACGACGTGCACGAGCTTTTGACGGAAGGCTACAGGCTCGCGAGCGACTGCCAGGTCGAGCGCTCCGGAAGCATCGCGCGGCCCTTTCCCGCGTGGATCGAGTACGTTTACGGATGCGGCCACATGCCCGCCCAGGTCTCTCGCGCGGTGCTCGAGCTCGCGGCGTACATGCTGCGCCCGACCAACAGGCCGATAGGGGCGACCGGCGAGAGCACTGACGCGGGTTACATCCATTTCACCACGGCCGGCCGCGACGGGGCGACGGACATTCCGGAAGTGAACGCCGCCATAGAGCAGTTCGGGCGCGGGGAGCGGCGCGTATGGTGACGTTCGCGCTGGCAAGGAACGCCCTCAAGAGCCGCCTCGACGCCGTGTTCGGCTCCGAGGCGTTCGCGGACCTGTACCCGGGCGTGCAGCCGCCGAAGGTGTACCAGGGCTTTCCCGTCAACGAGCCTCCCTTCTACGTCGCGGTCGACGAGATCGTCGACGCCGCGGCATCGAGCGGCGCGGCGTCGATGGGGCATGCCCGCATCGACTTCACGCTCAACGTCTGGTGCTTCGCGCGGCATGCGAGCCTGGAGACGGCTGCGGACGCCCTGCTTTCGTACGTCGACGCCGTGTTCGCGTCGGTCTTGGCCGACCAGCAGCTCTGCATGGCCGTCGACAGCGCCTTCCCGAGAGTCAGGGACGCGGGAACCGGCGCAGACGGCTCGAAGCGCTACGTCGCGGCGGCGACGGTCGAGGTCGCCTGCTCGGTCTGCTCCGCCTGCCACGCCGGGATAAAGGAGGTCGTAGATGCAATTGACGGCGAAAACTAGGATCGTCGCCCATTTGGACGGGCGCGACATCCGCCTCGACGCCGGCGAGGCGTTCAGCGGCACGGAGCGCGAGGCCAGGCGGCTTCTCGCGCTGGGGCTCGTCGAAGGACGCCGGCAGAAAAGGAAAGAGGGAGCAAATGAGCGTTAACACTTCTATCGGGCTTATCGCCGTCTCGAAGCAGGACGGCAAGTCGAATCCGGCCTCGGAGCCGTCGTTCCAGCACGGCCTGACCGGCGGCCAGGTCTTCAAGCTCGACCGGACCGTCGAGAACGCCAACGTCTCGTGCGGCGTGCGGTCCGGAACCGACTCGTACGTCGATTCGATCGGAACCGGCGTGGATTTCGAGACCTACGGCTATTCCGACGTCGTTCCCCTGTACTACTACGGTGCGCTCGGCAACATCGTCTCGTCCGAGGCCGACGGGAAGCCCGGGCTTCACCGCCACGTCGCGACGATGGGCGACTCGCTGCCGTACCTGACGTTCTGGGGGCGCATCGGGAACGAGTTCACCCGGACGGACTCTTGCAAGATCGACCAGCTTGAAATGGAGTTCGAGGGCAACAAGCCGCTCTCGTTCGGCGTGACGGCGGTCGGGATGGGGGCGGCGCTCGGCCTTGACTCCATCCCCGGCGCGAGCGACCCTTCGTGCTTCGACGGGTACTTCGTCCCGACCGGCGGAACGTTCAAGATCGACACCGCGTCGTCCGCGCCGGTCGAGGCCCCGGTGCTGAAAGGCTCGCTCGCGCTTGCGAACTCGTGCGAGACGAGCCAGCTTGCGGGGCAGATAACGCCGGGGGCGGTCGACGAGGGGAAGCTGAAGTGCAGCGGAAGCGTCACCGTCAAGCCCGACGACCTGACGCCCTACAAGCAGATGGTGACCGGAAGCGCCAGCGGAAGGACGCCTACGGGGACGATGGTGTACGGGTCTTTCGAGTGGACGTTCCGCCATTCGAGGAACCCCGACCACACGCTCTCCATCTCGTCCGGACGCGTCCCGTTCACCTGCGACTTCCCGGAAGTGAACCCCGACGGCGGAGCCGCTGAGCTCGAGTTCTCGTTCGACGACATAGGCGTCGACACGCGCGACGGAAGCCCCGTCACCGTGGTCGTCGTCAACGCAACGGAAAGCTACTAGGAACCGACAGGAGCGAGAAATGAAGTACGGTGCAATCTTCAGCGTCGACGTGTACGACTTCGACCGCGAGACGGGCGAGACCATCATGACGCGCCCGTCGGACTACATCCAGATGCAGCTTTGGGGCGCGAAGCAGGACGCGAAGGCGATGCCGGAAGGCGTGCGCGACCTTCTGAACAACTACGCGATCGTGTACTTCGCCCTCAAGCGGCAGGGGCGTCTATCAGACTACGGCGTCGAAGACGGCCCGCTTTCGGCCGAAACGCTCGAAGGGCTTTCGGAGCGCGTATCGGTGTACGTCAGCTACGTCGGCGAGGACGACCTCCCTATGAAGGCGCAGAAGAAATAGCCGGGATCGCCCTGGCGAGCGGGCAGAGCCCCTACGACCTCGCCCGCCTTCTGGAGCGGTACCCGGATGTCTTCTGCGCCTATTACAGGCTCGTCCTCAAGCGGCTCGAAGGCGCTGAAGGGCGAAAGGGGCGCAGCTTCCAAGAGCGGCGAGAAGCGACGAGGCAGGCGAGGATCAGGGGGTTGAGGCGTTGAAAGCGACGACGGTCGGAACGGCGGGCGGCGGGGCCTTCGTCCAGGTCGAAGGGCTCGCTTCGCTCATGCGCCACTTCAAGAACGTAGACCCCAGGCTCAAAAGGGCGTTTCAAAAGGCCCTCAAAGAGTCCGTCTCGCCCGTGCTCGAAAAGGCGCGGGCGAACGCCTCGTCCATATCGCTGAACGGGACGTACGCCGGCTCTCTGTCCATAGCGTCTCGGAAGGGCGGATCGATGTACGTCCTGAAATCCACCGACCCGGCGGCGGGCGTCAAGGAGTTCGCACGCCAAGGCGCGACGTACCGCCCAAAGCCGACCGACAAGCGCCGCAACGCGCGGTCCATGGCCTCGTTCCCCGTCGGCGTCCCCCGCAGGGCCAACGCCCCCCGCGCGATGATACCGGCCGTCGACGACAGCACGGAAGAGATCGTCGAGCGCATCGACGCTGCGCTCGCCGACGTGATGGACCAGGCAGGCGGCTAGGCATGGGCAAGGCATCGCTCACGATAAGCATAGGCGGAGAGTACGACAACAAGGCGATAGCCAGGGCGCAGGCAGACCTCAAGAACTTCCAGATCGAGGCGGCCCGCTCGTCTTCCGGCATAGCCTCGTCGATAGTCGGCGTCGGCGACAAGCTCGTCGCGGCCGGGGGGAAGGTGTCGAGCTTCGGAAACAGCGTTTCTGGCATGGGAAAGAAGCTCACCGTCGCCGCCGTCCCGATCGCAGCGCTCGGCGCAGCTGCCGTGAAGTCGTTCACCGAGGTGGAAAAAGGCTCTCACGCCGTCATAAAGGCAACGGGCGCGACAGGCAAGGCCGCAGAAGAGCTGGTAGGCTGCTACCGCGAGGCGGCGGTGGGCGTCGTCGGCTCGTTCGAGGACATAGGCTCGGCAACCGGCGAGCTCAACACGCGCTTCGGTTTCGTCGGCAGGGAGCTCACGTCGGCGACGGAGCTCACCGCAAAGTACGCCAAGGTGACCGGCACGGACGCCACGCAGGCCGTTCAAGAGGTCGCGAGCCTCATGAACGACGCCGGCATAGAGGCCGGCGAGTACTCGAACGTGCTCGACATGCTCACCGTCGCCGGGCAGGCGTCCGGCATAAGCGTCTCCAAGCTCGCGACGTCGGCGAACGACAACGCCGCCGCCTTGAAGGAGATGGGATTCTCGACCGAGGCCTCGATAGCCCTTCTGGCGAACTTCGAGAAAGAGGGAGCCGACACGACCGGCATCCTCGCAGGCATGAAGAAGGGCGTTGCGAACTGGGCGGAAGAAGGGAAGAACGCCGACGTCGAGTTCGGCAAGTTCGTGACCGGCGTCCAGGACGGCACGGTCACGCTCGCCGACGCGATAGAGGTCTTCGGGTCGAAGGCCGGGACCACGATGTACGACGCTGCCAAAAAGGGCCAGCTCGACTTCAAGAACATGTACGACGCGATCGTGAACGACTCTTCCGGCGCCCTCGACGAGGTGTACGAGAACACGCTCACGGCCCAGGACCGCATGGAGGTCGCCAGCAAGAAGATACAGGACAGGCTCGCCGACACCGGCGGCGTCATCCTGGAGAAGGTCGTTCCCGTCGTCGAGGCCGTGTGCGGCAAGATCGACGAGCTGGCCGGATGGTTCGACAGCCTTGACGGCAGCACGCAGGACGCGGTCGTCTCGTTCGGGCTGCTCGCCGTCGCGTCCGGGCCGGTGCTCGCCGCCGGCGGGGAGCTGATCTCCACTGCTGGGAACATAGTGAGCGGCGTGGGAAGGATGGCTACCGAGTTCGGCGTCTGGACGAACTCGCTCGGAGTCTCGAAAACGGCGGTCGACGGGGTTTCCGAGTCGAGCAAGGCTCTTGGGACGGCGGCGACGGCGGCGAGCGGCGGCGTCGGCAAGCTCGACTCTGGCGTGAGGATGCTCGACTCGGCCTGCAAGGCCACGGCCATCGGCCTCGTCGTGGCCCTCGTCGCCGACCTCGTCGGGCAGCTCGCCGCCTACGCGTCGCACGAGGCCCTCGTGAGCGACGCGACGGCCGGCATGACTGAGGCGATCGGCGAGGCGAAGGCCGCCTACGAAGGCTACGCGCCCTCGGTCTCCGGGGCCGCCGGCGCGATGGACGGCGCCGCCGCGAGCGCCGAAGGCTGCCTGAAGGCCCAGGCCGACCTTGCGAAGACGATGCGCGACACGTGGAGCGACTACGGCACGAACGCCGCCATGGTAGACGCCTACGCGGCGACGATCGGGGAGCTTGCGGCCAAAGGGAGCCTGAGCGCGGCAGAGCAGGAGCGGCTGCGCGACGCCGTCCAGGGCTTCAACGAGATCACCGGCGAGAGCATATCGGTCGTCAACAGCCAGACAGGCGAGCTTTCCAAGCAGAAAGACGCGATCCTCCAGGTGGCGGAGGCGTACAAGGTGGAGGCGGAGGCCGAGGCCGCGCGAGAGCTGTACAAGGAGACCACCAAGCAGCTCATACAGGACCAGCTGGCCCTGAAGGATGCCACCGACGAGCTTGCGGCGTCCGAAGAGGGGTTCGGGATCTGGCTCGGCGACTTCCCGGTCGTCGCCGACCCTGCGTCGCTGAAGCACCGCGAGCTTCGAAAGAACGTCGAAGAGCTGACCGCCGCCGAGGAGAGCGCGTCGGAGACACTCGAGCAGCTCATGGGCGTCATGGCGTCCGGCTCTGGCAGGTTCGAAACGCTCGACTCAGCGCTCGAATCGTGCGGGGCGTCGATGGCCGACTTCGGCGACGCCTCAAGCGCCCAGCTCAGCGCATTGAGGGGAAGCTTCGACGGCTCGCTCAACAGCATCGTCCGGGCCTGCACCGAAAACGGCGTCCGCATCCCGTCGTCGCTCGCGAGCGCGATAACGGCCAATTCCGGGCTTCCGCAGGACGCCCAGCGGGCGATGTTCGACGCCCTGGTGCTCAACATGGCCGGCGGCAACGTCGAGGCCGCCGCAACGGCCCTGGGCCGCGACATAGACGAGGGGCTGCGAGCGGGGATCGAGGGAAGCGCGGCGATCCCCGAGGCGGCGATCGGGATCATGAGCGAAAGCGTCATCAGCAAGGCGAAGGAGAGCTTCCAGAGCAGCTCCCCGTCCCAGGTCATGGTGCAGCTCGGAGTCGACGTCGACGCTGGCCTCGCGAACGGGATCGACCAGACGGCGTCCTTGCCAATAGGCTCGATGACGGCGCTGAACGCCAAAATGCAAGACCAGATCAAGGGATTCCCCGACTTCGCGAAGAAGACCGGCGACGAGTCGGGCAAAAGCCTTGCGAAGCACCTTTCGAGCCATGCCGGCAACGTCGGCAAATCCGCGTCTTCCCTCTGCGACAACGCGAAAAAGGGGATCTCGCCCATGCCCGGGGACGCCATGGCGACCGGCGACGCGTCGGGATCGAACCTCGCGGCGCATCTCGGAAAGCACGCAGGCGGCGTGGGCGCGTCGTCGGCGAGCCTGCTCGCGTCGATGCGCAGCGGAGTCTCCCCGATGCCAGGCGACGCCAGGGGCACGGGCGACGCGTCGGGATCGAACCTCGCGGCGTCGCTCGGAAGGCACGCGGCGAACGTCGGCGGCTCTGCTTCGAGCCTCCTTTCTTCCATGAAGGGCGGAATAGCGCCGATGCCGTCCATGAGCGCCGACACGGGAACGGCCTCCGGGTCGAACCTCGCAAGCTCGCTGCAGAAGCAGTCGAGGTCGGTCAAGACGAGCGGAACGACCCTCAAGAACTCGGCCTACAACGGCGTCATGGCGGTCAAGAGCGAGTTCAGGTCGGTGGGCGGCGAGGCCGCTTCCGGGTTCTCGAGATCGATCTCCTCCAAAAGCGCCCACGGAAGCGGCAGGAAGCTCGGCAGCAGCGGCGTGTCCGGCCTGCGCAGCGGGTCGTCCGGATCGTACAGGGCCGGCACCGATTTCGCGTCCGGCTACGCCAACGGCATAGGGGCGGGAGGCTCCTGGGTGTACCAGCGGGCGTACGGGCTGGCGAGGCGGGCGGTCGCGGCCGTCAGCGACGCCCAGAGGTCGTCGTCTCCGTCGAAGGAGACCTTCGGGCTCGGCGTCGACTTCGGGGACGGCTACGGCGACGGCATCCGGGACAGGTACGGGCACGTCGAGAAGAGGGCGTTCGGGCTTGGGGAGAGGGCCGTCGAAGGGCTGCGCTCCGAGCCGCCGCTCCAGGCGTCCGCTCCCGGGAGCTCTTTCGGAAAAGGCGGCGTCGAGGGCAAGAGCGTGACGGTGAACATCTACGTCGATTCGAAAAAGGTGGAAAGCGGCGTGAGCCGGAAGATGGACTCGGCTCTGGCCCAGGTCGTCGGAGAGGCGGAGAGGTACGCGAACATGGGAGGCCACTATGGATATTAGGCCGGTATCAGGGCTGCGAGCGCGGTACGTGTCAGACGCCGTCATAAGCCTCGAATGGGACGACGCGCAGCCTTACGACGGCGTTCTGGTGGAGTACAGGCGCGGCGTCGAATGGAAGAGGTACGCCAACGCGGGCTCTTCCGGAAGGTGCGAGTTCGTGCATGCCGAGCCGAACGGATGCTACGTGTTCAGGGCCGTCGCGTTCGTCGGAGGCGACCTCGCCGCCCCGGCCTACTCGAACGCGGTCTGCACGACGCCGGCCCCGCCGACCAGGCTTGAGGCCGTGCGCAACGGCGACAACACCGTGACGCTGGCGATCGGAAACGACGCCCAGGAGCACGCAGAGGCGACCGAGCTGCAGCGCCTTCCGGAGGGCGGCGGATGGGAGCCGGCATCTACGGTAGACCCGTCGCTTCCGTCTTTCGTCGACGAGTTCGGAGGCCCTTGCCGCTACAGAGCCAGAAACGTCGCGTCTGGGCTGTGCTCGGCGTGGACGGAGACCGAGTTCGACGTCCCGGTCGTCGCTCCGCCCGCTCCCCCTTCCCTGTCGCATCCCGCCGACGGGGCGATAGTCGCGCTCGACGACGGCCCCGTCGCGGTCGAATGGGCCTACAACACAGTCGACGGCTCGCCCCAGGAGGCCGCCGAGGTCTGCTATGGGTTCGGCGACGACCTGCAGGTCGCGTCGGTCGGCGCCGAGACCCGCTGCGAGGTCCCTCTTCGAGACGGCATGGCGGAGATGTCGGTCAAGGTGCGCTGCAAGGGCGCTGCCGACGGGTACTCCGGCTGGTCGGCCCCAAGGACGGTCAACGTCAAGAAGCGCCCGCGCGTCGTCGTCTCAAGCGTCGAGGCGTCGCGCTTCCCGGCCGTTTTCGAGTTCGACGTCTTCGACGAGAGCGGCGCCATGGCGTACGCGGTGGCGAAGGTCTCGAGGGGAGGCGAGGCGGTCTGCGAGAAGGTCGTCAGGGACGCGCGCGTCGTCTTGGGGGAGTCCGAGCTGCCGCTCTCGGACGGGGCTGAATACGTATTCGAGGCGACGGTCGTGTCGACCTCGACGCTGAGCGGGACTGGCGCGGCGGCCTTCGTGGCCGAGTTCGACGCGCCGGCGAAGCCCGACCTGTACCTGAAGGAGTCGGACGGCGCGGTCGAGCTGTTCGCGCGGCCCGGAAAGGGCTCGCCCGTCGAAACGCGGTCGATAGCGGTGTTCCGCGCGAACCCCGACGGGACGTCGACCGCCCTTGGAGGCGCCGGCGTCTCGGTGAGGCTGACCGACCGGATTCCCCCGCTCGACGCAGAGGTCGAGTACCGGGCCGTCGCCTACGCCGACGACGGCTCGCAGGCCGCGTCCGTGCGAAAGACCGTCGTGAGGTCGGACGGGCGGATCTACTTCAACTGGGGCGAAGGGTTCTCGGAATGCGCCTATTGCTGGCGCAAGGCGTCCTTCGACGTCGGGGCCGAGGTCGAGAGCAAGACGTTCCGAGTCCTCGGGAGGCGCTCGCCCATGGTGTTCTTCGGCGAGCAGGAGTCGGTTTCTCCCTCCGTCTCCGCCCAGGTCCCGATAGCGGGGATAGGCCATCACGACCGCCGCGGCACGACGGAGGCGTTCAGGGAGCTTGGAAGGCACAGGGGCGTTGCCTGCCTGCGCCTGCCCTACAGCAGGGGCTTCAAGGCGTTCGTCGCCTGCAGCGTCAAGACGGCCGTCGACAACGAGCGCTACCTCATGGCGGACCTGAGCGTTGCGTGCGAGGAGGTCGACCATGGATTGGCTTAGGTCGGGGCGGACGGACTCGTTCACGTTCCAGCGCATAGCGTGGCCCTCTTTCGACTACGTCGGCGACATCGCATGCGTGACCTCGTGCTCGATAACGCGCTCGGCCGGGACCGGCCTGAAGGTCTCTGCGAGCCTCGGCGTGAGCGAAAGGCTCGCGATCGGCAACGACCTGGTGCGCATAGTCAGCCGCAGCGAGCTTGGCGGCGTGCGCGAGGACGTTGTCCACGCGACGCTCTTCGCGTCATGCCCGTCGCGCGACGCCTACTACGGAAGCTCCGAGGGCGTCGTCGACCTGTACAGCACCTTGACGGTCCTCGAAAAGAAGAAGGTCAGGAGCACCCTGTCGATTCCGGCGGGAACGAACGCGGTCGACTGGGCGCGGGAGGCCGTAGAGTCGCTCGGCCTCCGCTGCACCTTCGCGCCGTCCTCGGCGCGGCTGAACGTTGCCAAGACCTACGAGCGCGACACGTCCTACCTTGCGGTCGTGAACGGCCTTCTCGACTTCGCCAACTACGCGAGCGCCGACGTGAACGGCTACGGCGGAATAGTCCTGAAGCCCTACGTCGATCCTTCTGGGCGCTCCGCCGCGCGAACGATAAGAAGCGACGCGGACGGGATCGCGGCACCGGAGTTCTCCATAGAGGAGGACTACTTCGACGTTCCGAACGTGGTGTCGCTCGTGTGCTCGAACGAGAAGGGGTCGTGTTCCGCGACGGCCGAGTTCTCAGACCCTGCCAGCCCGCTTTCGACCGCCAACCGCTTCGAGGTCACCTACACCGAGCAGATAGACGACGTCGCCTCTCAGGCGGCCCTCGAGGCGAAGGCGAGGTCGCGCCTGCAGGACAAGCTGTCCTTCGTCGAGCGCACGACGGTCCGCCATCCGTACCTGCCTGACGAGGTCGGATCGGTATGGGCGGTCGAGTATCCGCAGGCCGGGTACTCCGTGCGCGGCACGATCTACGAGCAGGACATCGAGATGGCCCCTGGAATGGAGACGAGAACGACGCTCAGGAGGTTCGTGGATGTTGGATGAGTCGAAAAGGCTGGCGGCGATCGCCACCGCGAAGGGCGGCGGGCGCTTGCGCGTGAGGCGCGGGACGGTCGTGGCCGTGTCGGGCAGCTTCCTGGAGGTGGTCGTCGACGGCGACGGCGGAGCGACGACGGTTCCGGCCGCCTGCGACGCCGAGGCGGGCGACCGGGTCGTCGTCCTGTGCGACGGGACGGTGTGGGCGGCGATCGCTGCGTACAGATAGGAGACGGAATGGCAGAGCATGGAATAGTGCTTGACCTGAAGGCCGGCGTCGGCGATGGCAACCCTGCCCTGACGATACGGCAAGGAGAGCGCGACAGCGAGGTGATCAGGGCGGCCATCATGGACGACGGGGCGCCTGCCGACTTGTCGGGCCTTGCGGCGGTGTTCAACTGCATAACTCCAGGCGGAAACGTCGTGAGCGACGACGCCTGCACCGTCGAGGGGAACGTCGTCACCTACGTGGTGAGCGAGCACGTCGCGGCGACCTCCGGTCTCATCAGGCTGGCATACTTCGACCTGGTCTCCGAGGACGCCTACCGAGACTCGACCGAAGGGATGCTCATAACCGTGTCCCCTTCGAACTCGTCGTGCGTCCCGCAGGACTACTACAGCACGCTCGCCCAGCTCACGTCGCAGTACTACGCGGCGATCAACGGAGCGAAGGAGCAGACGGCGAACCATGCGCTGCTGTTCGGCGAGGCGGAGCGCGGGCGGGCCGAGAGCCATGCGGCGGAAGAGGCCCGCCACGAAGCCTGGCTCCAAGAGGCTCAGGCAGACCTCGACGCCTGGTTCTCGCTGACGAGGTCGAAGGTCGACGCCTGGTACGAGGAGGAGGACGGCAAGCTCGACTCAGTGCTGAAGCTGGTGCGGGAGAACGTCAAGGCGACCGCAGACAACTCGGCCAAGGTGTCGGCGCTGTGGGGCGCGGTGTTCGCCCAGGTGACCGGCAACCCGTTCACGGCGTCGCTGGAAAGCCTCGACGGATTCACGGTGAGAAGCGGAGTTTGGGACGGCGACGCTGGAAGGCTGGTGTGCTAGATGGCGAGGACATTGGGGTCGCTCAACGTGGGCGACAAGGTGAAGTTCGGCAGCATCTACGGCGAGCCGATCGTCTGGCGCGTGCTCGAGCACGGGCACAGCGGGTACCCCGCCGGCGTCACGACGCTTCTGACGGACCGCATCGTCACGCTCAAATGCTTCGACGCTAAAGAGCCGGGCAACAGCGACATCGAACGGAGCAAATACGGCAACAACGATTGGGGCGTTTCCAACCTTCGCCAGTGGCTCAACAGCGACGCCGCCGCCGGCTGGTGGTACAGCGCCCAGCACGCCGCCGACGCGCCGCCGACCGGTTCGAATTGTTACGGCGGCTATAACCATTACAAGGACGAAGCAGGTTTTCTCGCAGGATTTACGGCACGGGAGCGCGGCATGCTGGTTTCAACGCCGCTGCAATATGCCGGTTGGAGTTCTAACACGGACTCTTCGACCGATAAGGTGTTTCTGCTGTCTATGACCGAAGTCGGCGATTATGCTCTTTCGGGCGATGGCGCCAAGTTCGCATGCTTCACCGACAGCGTTTCGCGGCTTGCCAGGCCCACTGCAAAGGCTGTCGAAAATTCTACTTACAAAGAAAGCAGACTCAACGCCGACTCGGGTTTTGATTACTGGCTGCGCACAGGCAGTTCTAACTCGAACATGGCTCGCCGCGTCGAAGGCAGAGGCGGCGTGTCACCCAATGGCGCGTACGCGGGTTTAGTCGGCGTTCGCCCCGCATGCAACCTGTCCTCTGGTGTCTATGTGTCAGACGCGACGGACGCCGACGGCTGCCATGCGGTGGTATACAACAAGCCGCCGACGGCACCGGCAACGATAACGCTGCCCGACACCGTGCTGTCGGGAACAGCCTATCCGGTCGCATGGGGTGCTTCGACCGACCCCGACGGCGACGGCGTCGGCTACGTCCTGGAGAGGACGGTCGGCGGCGGCCAGTGGGAGCAGGTCTACGACGGGCCTGCAGAGTCGTTCGAGGACAGCGTCCCGAGAGGGTCGGGTACGGTCGCGTACCGCGTGAAGGCACGCGACGGCAATGGCGCCGAGAGCGGATGGACGCAGAGCGAAGAGCGGGAGGTCGTCGACAACCGCCTTCCGGAGATCGTCTCTGATTCTTCGACGGACGTGCCTTGCGACGTCGATCCGCCGTCTGTGACCTACTCCGTTTCAGACCCCGAAGGCGCCGCCGTGACGGTCGTCGAGTCCCTGGACGGCCGGGCCGTGCGCGAGTTCGAGGCCGCGCCTGGCCGGGAGGAAACGCTGTCGCTCGGCCATGAGGCGTGGCTCGCGGTGCCGAACGGCGAGCACGCCTACAAGGTGGAGGCGACAGACGCCAAGGGCGGCGTCGCGGCCAGGGAGTGGGCGTGGACGAAGTCGGTGACCCGCGTCGACCTCGAGCTGGCCGAGCCGCTTCCCGCCGACGACATGCCGATGGTCGCGGCGGTCGGCGTCGTGGCGTCTGCCCCGCAGGGCAGCACGCTGACCGTCGAGGCGTGCAACAACGCCTACGACGAGCAGCCGGCCTGGGAGGACGTGACGGACAAGGTGCGCTCGCACAGAAAGATCGTGTTCCAGAACACAGAGAAGACGGCCGAGTCATGGGGCGTGAACGTGCGCGTGCGCCTCGAGCGCGGGAGCGCCGAGGGCGAGTGCTGGGTTCAGTCCATTTCGGGCAACTTCGAGTAAGGAGGGGCGATGATACGCCACCGTGAGGACAGCATAAAGGCCATCAACGCCGCCAAGCGGGCGGCGGAAGAGCGAGAAGCGATGCTCGACGGGGCGGCCGCCGCCATCGCCGGCGTCGAGGACGCCCTTTGCGACATGGACGCGGGCGTCGAAGGCAGGATCGCCGCCATAGAGGACGCGCTGTGCGAGCTTGACATGATGGGAGGGCGGCAATGAACGAGATATGGGCGAACCGCTTGATAGCGGGAACGAAGACGTGGGAACAGGTGCCCGCGTCGCGCAGGGAGGGCGTCGCCGCCGTGCTCGCCGAAAGGGTAGAGGTCGGCGAGTTGTCCGACGAGCGCCGGCGAGAGATCGTCGGGGAGCAATAGAGGAAGGAGAACGAAGGATGGAAGGATTGGCCGTCGAATGGCAGCCCGTCGTTGTCGCGTCTTTGATGATGGCGCTCGACGTCGTCACGGGCTTTGCCGGGGCCGTCAAAAGCAGAAACATCCAATCGGGCAAGATGCGCGAGGGGCTTTGGCACAAGGCAGGGTTTTTCGGGCTTATCTCGCTTGCATTCGTCTACGAGGTCGCCGCGGCCTGGATGAACTTCGAAGCAGACGCAATGGGGCTCGGCGTCGCGGTCCCCGAGCTACCAGCAGTGTCCGGCGCGTGCATCTTCATCGTTGCGACCGAGGTCGTGTCGGTCTGCGAAAACCTCTGCACCTTGAACCCCGACGTCGCGAAGCTCCCGGTTGTCAAATCGATCAAGCAGCGCGGAAGCGACGGGGCAGGCCCTGGCGGCGGGCAAGGCCAGGACTAGCTGACAGGAGGCGAATATGAGCAACAGCGGATTGGTGAACCACACGAACATCAGCCCCATGAAGACCGCGATGAGCGGCAAGAAGAACCGAAAGATCACCGTGCACCACATGGCGGGAAACCTCACGGTGGAGCAGTGCGGCAACGTCTTCCGCCAGCGCGAGGCGTCCGCCAACTACGGCATCGGCAGCGACGGGCGCGTGGGCCTCTACGTGGACGAGGGGGACCGCAGCTGGGCGTCGAGCAGCAGCATCAACGACTCCCAGGCCGTCACCATAGAGGTGGCCAACAGCAAGGCTGGCGGCGACTGGCCGGTGTCGGACAAGGCGTGGGCCAAGCTCATAGACCTGTGCGTCGACATATGCCGGCGAAACGGGATCAGCAAGCTCGTGTGGACCGGAGACGCGAGCGGCAGCCTCACCTGCCACTACATGTTCGCGGCGACCGCCTGCCCCGGGCCGTACCTCAAGGCCCGCATGCCGAAGCTCGCGAAGGCCGTCAACGACAGGCTGGGCGAGGCGCGGGTCGGCTGGATCAGGCAGGACGGCAAGTGGTACCTGTTCGACAAGGACGGGTGGATGCTCGTCGGCTGGCAGAAGAAAGACGGCCGCTGGTACCATCTCGCATCAGACGGCGGCATGGACGAGGGCTGGCTGAAGGACGGCGGGTACTGGTACTACCTCGAACCAGGCCATGGCCACATGCGCACCGGCTGGATCAAGGTCGGGAAGAAGGACTACTACCTCCATCCCAAGAAAGACGGCATCCACCCCGAAGGCTCAATGGTCGTAGGCCCCGCCGACATCGATGGAAAGCACTGCGAGTTCGGGGCGGACGGGGCGCTGGTCCTGTGAGGTTTGCGCTGCGAGCCGAATTGCGAGACCGACGTCCCGATGGCGGCTGTAGAATAGGTAGCGAGACCGATCTGGTCGATTGATCTCAAAACGGTGGTTTATGCATTCCTGCGCCAAGCCGTTTGTCTGCGGAAACGCAAAGGTTATTAACATGGTAAGGCTCGAAGTATAATTTCTGTGGGGTGATGTTTTACATGGAAAACGTTTCAAGCAATAAGAAAGTCAAGCGTTCGCTTCGTGAAAAACACATGGCGGATACGTTGCTTAAGCTGTATAAGCAATGGGTTGATGCAGGAAGACCTAACGTAAATGATCAGGCAGCCTTCACTAATGGTATAAGCAAACCGAAGCCATGACGCAGTATGATGGGTTCCACCTTTCTTCTACATGGTACACCAGAAACGAACAGCCGCCTTCGGGCGGCTTTTTCTTTGCCTTCCAACCTTGCGGTCCCCTTGTCCTCACCGCATCGGCGCATGGCCTGCCGTGATATACTCTGCACGATTATGCAAACGGAAGGAGAGCGGTATGACAAAGAGCATGTTACGGAAAGCGCTGTGGGGGTGCATGGCCGCCGTTGCTGCGTTGCTGCTGCTGCCGTGCGTCGCGTTCGCCGGCACGGTCCAGCCAGGCAATTCGAACGACCGGGCCGTTATCCAGGCGGAGCTGGACGAAACGGGCAACGTCACGCTGGTGAAGGGCGCGACGTACTACCTCAACGGCAACCTCTACCTGAAAAGCGGCAGCACCATCAATGCCGAAGGGGCGACCATCGTCTCTGTTCAGGGTGCGCTGCGCAACTCGCCCGACCGGGCCAATTACAGCGCCATGAAAAACGTGGTCATCAACGGCGGCACGTGGAAGTCGAGCGACGCCAACTACGACAAGACCATGTTCTACTTCGCCCACGGGCAGAACATCACGGTGAAAAATGTGACCATTGAAGGCAATTACGCAGGTCATCTCATCGAGATCATCGCCTGCAAAGACGTCGTGATCGACAACTGCCAGCTTGTCGAGAGCAAGGGCAAAGTGAACAAAACCAGCGTCGAGGAAGCCGTGCAGATCGACATCGCCGCATCGCGCACGTCTCCGACGCTTGCCGGCTTGGGAAAGCCCGAGCTTGTGAAGGGCCAGACCTGCCAAAACATCACCATTAAGAACTGCCTTGTCCGCGGCGGTCGCGGCGTGTGCTCGAACTATGCGGCCAGCGACAGTGACAAGGCCTATCGCGGCAACTACCACAAGAACATCGTTCTTGAGAACAACACCATCGTCGGCATGTCGGCCGAAGGCGTGGCGCTGTTCAACGTGGCAGGCGCGACGGTCAAGAACAACGTCATCGTGTCGAACAGCAGTCGCGTGAACGATTCGTATTCCGTCGGCTTGCACTTCCACATCTTCGGAAACGGGAAGGTGGGCGCCTATTCGAATGCCGTCTACAACGTGCAGGGCAACAAGATTTTGGGCAGTCGCCAAGGCTTGTACTTCTATTCCCATACCAGCTCTCAATTCGGTACCGTCAATGTGAAGAACAACAGCTGCGGTTCCTACAACAGCAAAGATGCGGCCATCGTCGTGAAGAAGACGAATACCGTCAGGGAATCCGGAAACAGCACCTACAAGTGGGACGGGTCGTTCAACACGAACATCGCCGGGTCGAAGCCGGGTTACCACGCTGCATCCAAGCCCTCTGCGAAAGGTGGTTGGAAGTCCGATTCCAAGGGCTGGTGGTACCAGAATGCCGACGGCAGCTATGCCAAGAGCGGCTGGAAGCGCATCGACGGCGCGTGGTACCACTTCACCGGCTCGGGCTACATGAGCACCGGCTGGGTGAAGGACGGCAAGACCTGGTATTACTGCGACAAGAAGAGCGGCGCCATGAAGACCGGATGGGTCCGCGACGGCAAGTCGTGGTATTACCTGAGTGGGTCCGGCGCCATGAAGACCGGTTGGCTGAAAGATGGCAAGTCGTGGTACTACCTGAACGGCGCAGGCGTCATGCAGACGGGCTGGACCAAGGTCGGCAAGGCCTGGTACTACCTGAACGGCTCGGGCGTCATGCAGGCGAACAAGTGGATTGGCGACTACTACGTGCAGGCCGACGGTTCGATGGCCGTGAACAAGAAGATCGGCGCATACCGCGTCGGGGCTGACGGCCGCTGGGTGCGCTAG